AAGGATATTGATACTTCTATAGAAATCCATCTTGGTAAGAAATCATCGGATACAGTGTATATTATGGAAAATGGTAAAACAGTGGATAAAATGTATTTTCCGTTTTTCACTAATAATAAGGAACGGTATAATAAAAAACGAGAGATGAGTGCTGTTTGTGGTCCATCTCTTGAATAACTAATACAAATACTGGCTACTAATATCTTAATTAAGAGACATTAATAAGACAACGAGATAAAGGACTTTCATAATTATAAATATTAAGAATAAATAAGCAGGATGCTCAAAATGTAAAGGAGAAACTATGTTAGACCAATTCTTTGAATCCTTACGGGAAGGTAAGAATGGATTTTCTTTCGACGAACCGGTGAGGATAGACGAAAAGTCGTTAGTGGTTGTGGTTCCTATATTGAGAAAAACTTCTCATAAGAGAACTTATGTATTGTTATCGGAAGTGTCGGATGTCAAGATTGAGGATACCGGACAGATTGACCCGTTTTGGCTTCCGAACCATTGAACGCTTCTTCAAGGGTGTGGATTGTACAGTAGAAGTCCTTGAGCAAGTGGAAGGAAAAAGTGAACACGAAGAGTTAGTTGAGGACATCTTAACTATCATCGTAAGTTTTAGTTCGAGAATCTATGGTGCACGAGGCGGTCGCAAGCGCAAGGAAAACTCCAATGCAGAGAGCACATAAGATCAGGCTCAACCCTACTCCTGAACAGGAGAAATACCTACGCCAGGCTTGCGGGGTGGCAAGATTTGTTTTTAACTGGGGCCTGGCCGAATGGCAACGCCAATACGAAGCCGGGGAGAAGCCATCGGCTTATATCCTGAAAAAGCAATTCAACGCTATTCGGCGTGAGCAATTCCCCTGGTCACTGGAAGTCTCCAAGTGTGCTGTGGATACTGGTTTTCGCAACCTTGACGCCGCGTTCAAGAATTTCTTCCGTCGGTGCAAGAATGGCGATACCAAAAAGGGATACCCCAATTTCAAGTCCAAGAAGCGGTCAAAATCATCTTTCAGAATGGATGGGTCACGGGTTAGTGCTGATGGTCATTGTCTCAAACTAGAAAAGTTGAATGAATCAATCAATATGGCTGAGGAGTTGCGATTTGATGGTGAGATCAAGTCCGCCACGATTTCTGAGGATGCAGGACGTTGGTATGTTGCTGTCAATGTAGAGGTTGAATTGCCGAGACACGAGCATCCTCAAGAGTCGGTTGGGATAGATTTGGGAATCAAGACTTTAGCCGTACTTAGTGATGGACGAGGGTTTGAAAATCAAAAACTCTTGAGATCGGAACTTAGAAAGCTGAAGCGTTTGAACCGTGAATTGTCCCGCCGACAAGAAGGGAGCGGTCGTTGGAATCGCGCTAAAGCAAAACTGGCAAGATTTCATCGTTGCATTGCAGATCGGCGGATGGACTATCAACACAAGATAACGACTGAGATTGCCAGCACATATCGAGTCATCGGGATTGAAGACTTGAACGTTGCTGGGATGCTTAGGAATCACAGGTTGGCTTTGTCTATCGCAGATGCTGGGTTTGGTGAAATTCGTCGCCAGCTATCCTACAAAAGCGAGTGGTACGGTAGTGAATTAGTTGAGATTGACCGCTTCTTTCCCTCAAGTAAACTCTGCCGGTTTTGCGGTTGCATCAATAGCGACTTGACTCTTGCTGACAGAACTTGGAATTGTGATTGTGGTGCAGTATTAGACAGAGATCAAAATGCTGCCCTGAATATTGAAAGGCAAGCATTGAATATCTTGCGCGGGAGTGGGTTCACCGAGCAAGTAAAAAACGGACGTGGACAGGATGTAAGACCCTTCGGGGCAATCCTGAGTGAAGCGTCAAAAATGGCCGAAGAAAGGCGGCCTTCCATTCTTGCTGTGATTTAGGCAGGTTTGGTAAACCAGGAATTATGAACTATTTATTAGCAATATCTCTGATATGTTATCTAATGGTTCAAGGCATACTAGAGGGTTGGATTTGGGCATCACCTGAACGGAGAATAAATAACAAAATCATTTGTGGTAATAAGGGTACCGGAGCAAATGGTATAATAGATTACCATGCTTGGAGGCTTCTTGAGGAACTTTGTATTCTTTGTGGGATATATGGGGGATATAAGTATTCGGGTAATCATTTTTGGAGTATTCTTATTGGCTCTTGGTACTTAGGGGTGTTCTTATATGAGAGACTACTTAATCATATAGTGTTTGATGATTGTTGGCATAACAAACCCTATTTTAATCTAATGGGTTATAATCTACCCTCAGGTAACATTAGAGATTGGATGTATCTTGCTATTGGTATCATTTTCTATTGCATAGCAATTTTTAGTTAAGATTTCTTTTAGTATTTAATAAAAAGAGATGTGGTAAGTGAACATTGCAAGAGTATTTTGTAGTAAGACCTCCATGACTCCTATAGATGAGGATGCTTATTATGATGTACCCTCCTTGTTTTTATCTAAAAGATATGATGAAATACATATTAATGTTACCTTTTCTTGGGATATAGAAAGAAGCAAATTTCTTGCTAATGAGTGGTCTAGAATTGCTACAACAAAAGTTGGAGGATTTGCTATAGATGGAGAGCCCACAAACTCTTTTGTATCTGGAATGTATCTAAGAAAGGGTATCACAATTACTAGTAGAGGATGCCCCAATAATTGTTCCTTCTGTTTGGTTAATAGGAAGTTAATAGAGTTGGGGGACTTTCCTATTGGTAATATAATTCAAGATAACAATATCCTTGCTACTTCGGAGTATCATTGGAAACGAGTTATAGAGATGCTCAAAACTCAAAAATCTATTGAGTTTAAGGGCGGCTTAGATAAAAACATTTTACTTAGAAAACTCAATAGAATAGAAGATTTAAGAAGTCTTAGAATAAAAAGTTTGTGGTTTGCTTGTGATACTCCAAATTCTTTAAAATCATTATATGATGTTTCCATTAAACTAAAGTCTGAAGGATTTAAGAATAAATTATATTGTTATGTATTAGTTGGATTTAATAAAGAGGAAGAGGAATATAGACTAAAAGAAGTATTTAAGCTTGGATTTATTCCATTTGCTCAATTATACAGAAATAAGGATGATTCTATAAAATATTCAAGTGAGTGGAAGAGATTTGCGCGAAAATGGTCTAGACCTGCCATTATAAAGTCTAAAATCTTCAGAAGCATTGATATTATCTAAAGATTTCTCTTGACTTTTGCACTAAAAATCATTATATTATATATGTGAATATTGACTTTTACATACTATCCCAACGTCCCCTAATTCGGGCTTATTGTGGTGATTGTCTTAATCTATTACATGAGACTAAAGATAATCAATACGATTTAAGTATAGTTGACCCTCCTTATGGTATAGGTCAACCTAAGCAAGGAAATCTTGAGGGATATAATGGTAGAGAGGCCTTAGAAGTAAGACTACAAAAGAATAGATTAAATAGTGGGGCGAGTAAACTTAAAGATAGAGTTTTAAATACTTCTAATTGTGAATGGGATAATGCTGTTCCAGAACAAGAATATTTTGATTTGTTAATGAGTAAGAGTGTTAATCAAATCATCTGGGGCGGAAACTATTTCAATCTTCCTCCTACAAGAGGAATCATTTGTTGGGATAAAGTTCAACCTTGGGAAAACTTTTCACAAATCGAGTATGCTTGGACTTCATTTGATTGTCCTGCTAAACTCTTTAGATTTGATAATCGTATTAGTGGTAAGATACATCCAACCCAAAAGCCGGTTAAACTTTACTTATGGTTATTACAAAACTATGCAAAAGAGGGTCAACGTATCTTAGATACCCATGGTGGCTCATTCTCTTCTGCTATTGCTTGTTATAAAAAAGGATTCGATTTAGATATTTGTGAGATAGATTCTGAATATTTTAGAGCAGGTATAGATAGATTTAAACATGAAACGTCTCAATACATTGTTTTCTAAAATGAAGAAGGATATAAATAAAATCCCTAATGGTTACTATTGTTTGGATTCAAGAGGACGTTGTCCTTATTGGTCTATAAGAGAGGATATGCCTGAGTATAACAATGGCTATTGCTCCTATATAGAAAAAGGAGATTGGGAACTTGGGGATAAATCCATGCTATGGAATGAGTGCAAAGAATGTGGCATAAGAGAAAATAACTCATTTGTAGAACTTTGGGACTACATTAGTAGAAAAGACATTCAATCTCACAAAGACACAGTATTTCTATTTGGAGATAATCTAAAACGAATTGGATTAGGTGGTCAAGCAAAAGAAATGCGAGGTGAGCCTAATACAGTTGGTATTGTGACCAAGAAAAGTCCATCAAATAGTCCAGATGCTTTCTTCACTGATGAAGACTTTGAATTTGTAAAGGAAATCATTGACGAAGATTTTGAAAAGGTTTGGGAGTGTATAGGAAAAGGAATGAGTGTTGTCATACCTCGTTCTGGGATAGGTACGGGATTAGCAAGGCTTGAGGAAAAGTCTCCTTTGATATTCCAATATATCAAAAGTAAGATAGAAGAGTTATTGTAAGTGGTAAGTCTTCCCAAAGACATGGATAAAGAATGTATTAGTCTATGTAATGCTATCAACAGATTTAAAGGTCTTAGAACTATTGAATCATGTTGTGGTCATGGGAATACTCCCTATCATATATGGTTCAAAGCAGATAGTTTAGGAGATTTACCC